GGTTTTCCGTTTTTGATTGTTAAATCGTATTTAGGTCGTTTCTTGTTTTGTTTAGCCGCAGGAGTTGGAGGCCACTTACCAGGGTAACCTGAAATGTAATAATTACGGGGATTGCCGATGAAAACACCAGCACCAAATTCGTCTGAAAGAGAAGCATATACTCTAAGGTACATTAAAGCTTCACTTTTAACAATTGATGCTGTTTGAGCAATCCAAAGTATTCGATCGTCTTTCATTGAAAAGACATCTTGATTACCATCGTAATACCACATAGGGTTAAGATTGGCAGCGGCGGGACTCAAGTGAGGAATTTGAAATTCGAGACAGGTGTCAGGTCCCAAACCAAAACTAGAAGCGAGTGGGTTGTCGTTTGCGTTTAGTAAATTAATTTGCTCTTCTGGAGTATCTAAAATCTCGGATGCACTTACAAATGCAGATGTTCGAACATGTAGTGGACCGACTTGAGCATCAACTGCATTTGAAAAGACTTTGAAGTTTACTGACCCTCGGTACATAGCGTACATGGACATTGGCCAAAAAGATGACATGACAAATTCCATATCTAAGGCTAGATATCTATTGGGGCCAGAATCAGTTACTGTGACAAAATCGTCTTGTATTTTAATATACCTTTTGCACCAATTGCGCAAATCTGGATCATATTCACCAAAAGTTGGAATTTTGGGATCACCAGTTTTAGCACGAACAGGAGCAATGTATGAACCTTCGCGTCCAAAGCCGTTAATACTAGCTTGAGCTTTGATAGTAGCATTGTTTTTAGCAGAAATGTCTTGTGGACCAGATTCCACTTCAGCAAGAAGCGGTTTGTTGACCAAATTCACAGTTCGTTGAGCAGCACGATTATAAAATTCGCGCTCTTCTCTATATGTCGTTGTTGAGACACGAGGAACCTTAAATTCAGTATCAACTAGTCGAAAGAAAATCTTAACAAGAACATCAGTAGATGCTCCCGTTGAAGCTTGAAGTTGTGAATGTACTACCAAATACATTTGTCCTAAGCAGTCGTCTGTGAGCAAATTTAACCAACCTTTAGGGTGTCGAAAAGGTACAGTAAATTGAACTCGAGTGCCTTCTCCAGGATCAAGTTGAGAGCCACCAAGAAGTATCAATTTCTTTTGCAAATCAATGCCTGTTGGTCGAATGACGTATGAACTAGACGCAGCGGGACACATTGTTGGAAGGAAGCCAAGTAAAGCGCGCCCCTGATGGAAACCGGAGCCAACGACCATAGCATATACTTCTACTGTTGAGCAACGCATTTCTTCAAAAAGACGAAATGGAGTGCCAGCAAAAGAAGTAGTGAGCAAGCCGTTTATTACATCAGCTTTCCACAACACCGTGCCAGGGGCAGAAGTAGTGGGCCAGGAAATAGTGGCAACTTGATGCCATCTCGAAAGAATGGATTCTAAATCCCAAGCACGGTCGTTGAGCGATTTCTCTGCTCTCGGTGCAATAAATTTTGAACCAACAGGATGAATTGTTGATTTATCCATATTTCCTTTGCTTTCAATGGTGAAACCTTGCTTATTATCAGATGTTGATGATTCAGCAGTAGGATCACCTAGAGTCGCTTTTACGTCGATGTTGGTCGACAAAGGAGCTTCAGTTGTTGGAGCAGACTGTGTTGAAGCCATACCTACAGCAGTATCAACACCACTTTCCGGATATACGGGAATGGGATCAAGAACATCGTAGATAAAATTCATGGCTCTAGTTATTGGTTGAACAGTCGAATAAACTTGATTTTGACTGAGTGGAAGTATTGCACTACGCAACTCGTCAATAACCAAGGATCTCGGAGCCTTATCCAAAGAATCCAAAGCACTTTGTCTTAATGTTGTTAAAGTATTTACAGCATGATCAAGATCATTGATAATGCCTGAAGTTACGCCTTCTTCATAAAAGCGTTTTGAAAGTTGTTGAACTATGCCTATAGCTTTGTTCAAAGAGTCTGTTTGTTTGTCTGTAAGTTTATAAGGGGTGTTGGGCATTTTGATATCCTGTACTGAATCAATAGAGTCTCCTAAATCTTCTTGTGGGGAGTAGTACTGACCAGAGCCTAAGTATACCTTATGGTAATCTCGTGGGTTATGCAATATGATGTTCAGATATTCCGGAAATCGGGTCGGGTTAACTGGTAGCCAAAAGTAACTAGGAGTGTCCAAAAAGAAAGCTTCGTCGAATTCATCATTCAAGTACTGTAGCTCGAGAATACACTGTCCAACATTGAACGGTAATTCAGCACGTTGAATAATTTGATATTCAGTAATACCATCGATAAGAACATGATTCCAATGTTTTGGTATTAAGGATTCACGAATTAATGCTATTTTTCTGGATCTCCACATTACTAATTTAAAATCTTCGTTACGCATTCTACGCCATAATCCTAATTTGATATCATATATGTCTGGCAATTGCTTTTCATAGCTATCGCAAGAACACCACCACTGTTCTAAGTCAGCATGACAATGGTAACAGCGGACTTTTCCATCAAAGCTAGGGTTATCGTCGATATCAATAGCACGAAGAGTTTTAACAGATGACAATTCGGCAAATCGACCGGATTCGGGTGTGACAGAAAAGATTTCTAAGTCATCACGAAAATTTGAGTCGTAACGCATTGTCGTGTTAGTTGGTAATTCTCCTTGTATTTCCGCGTGTGCAAACTCACCGGGCTGGAATCCGGGAAAGCCTCCATATGTGATAAACTGATGATATAAGGTGTTATAATCAAGAAGAGAATAGTCAGGTTTGTACTTAAGAATAGAAGATCGTAAGTGTTGAAATTCATGTTTACTATGATAGAAAACAGCACGTAAAGCAGCATTACAATTGGCCGAACACAAATCATCATTACTGTATGATTTGTTAGGACGGATCCAATTAATTGGCTCGACAGCAGCGCCGTATTCCATAATGGGAACATAAAAATTCTTCCACCTTTTAGTCTTATTTTTAAGAAAAGATATTTCTTCTAAGGGTTCAATTTCAGCAGCATCTCCTTTCTTGTCAGCAGATGTATATGTGACATTACGGGATGCTAAAAATTCTGAAAAAGTACGTCCATTAAAGAAAGTAGAAGCAGATTTTGTGACAGCATTTATATTATCGTCGGACATGATCTTTGATTTTACAGATATATTAAACCAAAAACCAGTCTTATATCCAGGAGGAGCTAAGTGGTACCACCCATGGCGGAGATATTGTTCGCCACAGAGAGAGCCACCTATTGATGTTACCCATTCTCCTGATAAAATAGACCCAATGTTTTGAAATATCCAATTGAGAACTGCAATCAATGGATACAATGATGCTAAAACAATAGCATCATATATATCCTGATAAGACAATCCTAAAGAGTTTATTAAATCGCACAGATGTTGTGCGTCTTCAGTTACGAATTGAGGGGGTATGTGAAATGTAACTTTCAGGTCAATCCCGTCAACCATAATAATAAAACTTGTTTCTTTAAATTCAAAACAAATAGATCCATCAAAACAACGGTAGTCTCCACCAAACCCAAAAGGTGATGTAGATTTGAGAGACATAAACATTGGATGCCAAGAAGCTCCTAATCGATCAATACCGCCAGCAAACGGAAATTTGTGTCCATTTTCCATAACCTTCCACATAAAAGGGCCAAAAATAGCCTTTTCAAGAAGATTAAAGACAACGGGGCAGACAGTAAAGAATCGTGTTTTAGGAGTGATTCTAACTTTTTCAATAGGTCGTCGTTCGTCTTTAAGAGATGACATAAATATCCAGTCAGGGACTATTCGTTGTTTAATAGTCAAAAGGTCTCGATAAATTTGTTCTAATAACGGTCGTTTCATTTGAATCTTTTGATCGTCGTTGCGAACGAAAAGTTCAGATTTTTTAACGCCATCTATAGAAAAGGGATAACCAGGGGAAGTTGTTAAATCAACACCATTCAAATAGGTGTTACCGTGTAGTATGATATCCCAATCTAGTGGTCGTTGCGGAGCTGTAGTCGGATATCGTCGATACTCCTCAAGCATATCATTGCGAACAGCAAGATTAGTTTCAGGATCACAACGAAAAGGAGCAGATGTTTTCCGCATTCCGTCGGTATACAAATTTAAAGTAGGATCGGGATTTCGCGGATCTCTTGGTGTTAAAATCGCAGGTTCAGTCGTGTGTTCTACTACTTTGTCGTAAAGAGGTGAAGGATGTAAAGCAGTCTTATTAGCTACGTATATTGGTCGAGCCATATTTCCATAATATCGCAAATTACCGAATTGATATGGACCAAGTTCTTGGTTAACATCAATCTCAGTATTAGCATGTTTAGTAGAAAGTCTGGGAGGATCAAATTCATCAATAAAAGCTCGTTTTATCATGGCCTGAGTTATTGGAAGGACCAACGCACCAGGATCACCATTTTGTCTAGCGATAGGGTCAGAAGCAACATGAATTCCTAGAATAGGACTGTTAGTAGAACCAGTGGCTAGCATTAAAGGTGAACCACAAGAACCAACAGAGGAAACATGAGTACAGCGAAGTAAATTAAGGACCCATTTCTTGCCTGCTTGTGAATATTTGCAGGAAACCGT